CTCAAAAATTTAGCTCTTTTAGCAAAAGTTTTCGATTTTCCGGGAAGGAGGCGAGGAGATGGCAAAACAGAAGCTGAGTTTTGACGAAATTATGAAAATGGCCGAGCAGTACGGCGTGGAAGACAACGTTTTGTTTGTCTCTGCTGCCGACCGGTACACTGGCCAGATGGAAATCATCCGGAAGATCCAGATGGACCTGGATGACCGCGGCCTGCTGATTGAGTCTGTTGGATCTCAGGGGCAGACAAAGATTGAAGCCAATCCCATGGCAGTCCAGCTGCCGAAGTACAACGACACGGCGAACAAAACACTGGGCGTAATGCTGGACATCATCCAGCGGCTTGGATCGCAGGCGCCCGCCGGTGATAAGCTGGGTGAGTTCCTGAATGAATAAGCCCGTTGCGGAGAATTGGATCCTCCGCTACTACCAAGCAATAGAAGACGGCAGCGTGACGGTCGGTCACTGGATCCGTCTTTTATATGAGCGGATCATCAGCGACCTGGAAAACAAGGTCTACTTCTTCGATCAGAAGAAGGCTAACAAAGCGATCCGCTTCTTCGAGTGTTTTTGCCACCACAGCAAGGGCAAGATGGCGCCGAAGCTGGTGAAGCTTGAGCCATGGCAGAAGGCGCTGATCAGCTGCATCTTCGGGCTGGTGGATGAGAACGGCGTCCGGGTATACCGTGAAGTGTTCGTGGTGATGGGCCGGAAGAACGGTAAGAGCCTGCTGGCCTCCGGGATCGCGGAGTTTATGGCCTATGCTGACGGGGAGCGAGGCGCTGACTGCTATTTCCTGGCGCCCAAACTTGACCAGGCTGACATCGTGTTCAACGACTTCTGGCAGAGCATCAGCGCGGAGCCGGATCTGATGAAGATCACCAAGAAGCGCAAGATGGACATCTATATCGAGAGCACGAACACGTCCATCAAGAAGGTGCCATTCAGCGAGAAGAAATCTGATGGTTTCAACCCGCACCTGACTGTATGTGATGAGATTGCCGCATGGGTCGGCGATCAGGGAATCAAGCAGTATGGGGTCATGACATCCGCGCTGGGCGCGAGAGAACAGCCCCTGATCCTGAGCATCACCACAGCGAACTACATCAATGACGGCATTTATGATGAACTCTTCCGAAGGGCTACATCATTTTTGCAGGGCAACAGCCGCGAAAAGCGCCTGCTGCCTTTTTTGTACCAGATCGATGACCTGGACAAATGGAACGACCTGAGCGAGCTGCAGAAGAGCATCCCGAATCTTGGCGTATCCGTCAGCGCATCCTACATACTTGAAGAAATTGCGAAGGCGGAGGAAAGCCTGGCAAACAAAGCCGAGTTTATGACCAAGTTCGCGTGCATTAAGCAGAACAGCTCGCAGGCCTGGCTGAATGTGCAGGATGTCAGGAAGTGCTTCGGCAGTGATCTGACTTATGAGGACTTCCGGCACTCCTATGCGCTTGGCGGAATTGACCTCTCGCTGGCGGTTGACCTGACCGCCGCTGTGGTGGTCATCGAAAAGGACGGCGTCAGCTGGTTCTTTACGCAGTTCTTTATGCCGGAGAACAAGGTCGACGAGGCCACGGTCCGGGACGGTCTGCCTTATCGGATCTACCAGCAGCGGGGGCTGCTGACGGTCTGCGGGGAGAACACGGTGGATTATCACGCGGTGCAGGACTGGTTCCTGATGCTGGAGCGCGAGTATGAGATCCTCCCGCTGAAAGTCGGGTATGACCGGTACAGCGCCGCGTACCTGGTGCAGGATATGCAGGCGGACGGCTACGACATGGAGTCGGTCAGCCAGGGAAGCAACCTGACCGGAGTGCTGATCGACATGGAGGGCATGATCAAGGACGGGCGCCTTCGGTGTGCGAACGACAACGACCTGATGAAGGTGCACATGCTGGACAGCGCCCTGAAGTTTGAGGAAGGCACCAACCGGCGGAGGCTGATCAAGATCAATCCGAGGGGACATATCGACGGGATGGCTGCTCTGTCGGATGCGATCTGCATGAGGCATAACTATTATGAGGAGCTTAGCGCCCAGCTGAGCAATGAGAGGTGACAGAGATGGGACTGATTGACAGGCTTTTCGGACGTGTCCCGAAGAGCGTACCGGCGGAGGGGCGCTTTGAGACGCTGACGGCCTACTCGCCGCGTTTCACCAGCTGGGGCGGGCAGATCTATGAAAGTGAGCTGGTGCGGGCGGCTGTGGATGCGAAGGCCCGGCACGTCGGAAAGCTCCAGTACAGGATCCAGGGCACGGCAAGACAGAAGCTTTACACGGCGACAAAGACGGCACCGAATCCCTGGTATACCTGGCCCCAGTTCCTGGAACGCTGTTCCAATATCTACGACGTGCAGAACAATCTGTTTATTGTTTCGCTGCTGGATGAAATGGGCGAGGTGACTGGATACTTCCCCGCGCTGCCCTCTGCCTGTGAGGTTGTGGACCGGGTCGGCGAGCCGTATCTCAAATATACCTTTGTCGGGGGTCAGAAGCGGAGCGTTCCGCTGAGGAGATGCGCGGTGATTACCAAGCATCAGCTGAAGGATGATTTTTTCGGGGCGGGGAACACGGCCCTGATGCCCACCATGGAACTGGTAAACATGGTCAATCAGGGGATCATGGAGGGCGTGAAGAACGGAGCGACCTTCCGATTTATGGCTCAGCTGACCGGGAAGGTTTTTGACGATGATGTGAAGAAGGCCCGGAAGCGATTCGACGAAAACAACTTCCAGGAAGGCGGCGGAGGACTGCTGCTGTTCGGCAACCAGTACACTAACATTCAGCAGCTGAAGCAGGAAGGTTACAAAGTCGACGCGGATCAGATGAAGATGATCCGGGAGAACGTGGAAAACTACTTCGGCGTGAGCGAAAAGGTGATCCGCAACGAGGCGACCGGCGATGAGCTGGACGCCTTTTATAATGGCGCGATTGAGCCCTTCGCCATCAAACTGAGCGACGCGCTGACCCGGATGGTCTTCACGGAACGGGAGCGGAACGGCGGGAACGCGATCACATTCGCGGGAGACCGGCTCCAGTACATGAACATTTCCAGCAAGATCAGCATGGCCCAGCAGCTGGGGGACCGCGGGATCCTGACAATCGACGAGATCCGGGCGCTGTTCAACTATGATCCGCTGCCGGACGGGATCGGCGAGCACGTACCGGCCCGGGGTGAGTATTACTTCGTGGACGAGGGGAAAGACGGAGGGAACGAAGATGAATGACAGGGAAGTGAGGTTCCTGCCGCTGGAACTGCGGACGGAACAGGAGACAGAGAACGACGGGGTGGCCTACATCGAGGGCTATCCCATTGTTTTTAACCAGGAAACCGACATGGGCGAGTGGCGCGAGGTGATTGACCCCTCCGCGGCGGCTGACGAAAAGATGCTGCGGGACGTCGCCCTGATGGTCGGGCATGACTTCGGGAGCATTCCGCTGGCCCACAGCCGGCGGAACAACGGCTCCGGCACGATGCTGCTGAGGGCGATCGATGACGGCGTCTTCATGCGGGCCGCGCTGGATGTCGGGAACAACCCGAGGGCCAAAGAAGCTTATTCCGCGGTGAAGCGGGGCGACATGTCCGGAATGTCCTTCGCCTTCACTGTGAATGAGGAACGCTGGGAGGACCTGGACACCGACAAGCCCCTGAGGCGGATCACAAGCTTCGGGAAGATCTTCGAGGTGTCGCTGGTGGCTTTCCCGGCATATCCGCAGACGTCCGTGCAGGCCGCGTCTGATGGTCCCGCGCTGGAGAGCGTGAGGGCCTCGCTGGAGAGCGCAAGGGAGCAGCTGAGGGAGGAGCGGGCCAGAGAAGCCGATCAGGAACGCCGGACGGCGCTGATTGAGCGGCTGGAGAAACTGACGAAGGAGGGCAGTGAGAAATGAACCTGTCCGAAATGAACGGCGAACAGCTCCAGGCTCGCCTGGAAGAGCTGAAAGCCGAAACTGCGGAGGAGAAGCGCGACGCACTCTCCACCGATGAACTGGAAGAGCGGGTCAATGAGATGGAGGCCGTCACGGCTGAGATCGAAGCCCGCAAGGCTGCCGCGGCCGAAGAGGCCCGGAAGTGCGAAGAGGCCGCCCAGATGAGCGGCAAACCGATCATTAAAGAAAAAATGGAGGAAAGAAAAATGTTCGAGATCAATTCCCCGGAATACCGGGACGCTTTCCTGCGCAACCTGCAGGGCAAGGAACTGACCGTTGAAGAGCGGACCGCCGTGACGGCTGCCGCCGCGATCCCCACCGAAACCGCGAACAAGATCTGGGGCAAGATGGAGCTCTACCCGATCCTGAACGCCATCGATGTGATGCACATCCCCGGCAACGTGATCCTGCCCGTTGAAGGCACGATCAACGCAGCCGCCGTGGTGGCCATGGGCACCGCCGCCACCGATGGCGCTGACACCCTG